GCAGTTCTAGATAATCCACCTATCATGTGAATTAATCCAAAACCATAAAAGCCAAGACCAGGTAAAAATTTAAAATGAACAAAATAACTAATTTTGCTTTTTGTTGGATCACCTATTTCATAATTTCTTCTAATAGATAATACTTCTTTTGAAGCTTCTTCAATTGTTACAATGTAAGGTAATTTAATTCCTGTTGGTTCGCCGTTAGCGTTGATATCATTAAATCCGTCAAGGTCTAAATTTACGTGACACTCTAGTAAAGAATACATTTTTTCATCTTTACCTTTTCTTGTGCCATCTAGTTCTCTTTCTTTTTTGTCTGTTTCTGACTCGTTCATATAAGCAGGGTTTAATTCTATGTCTCTGTAGAAACCACCTACTTGTTGTTTTCTTAATTCATTTTCAGAAATTTTTATTGTATGTATGATTGAGTCTGCATCTTCTAATGATGTTGCCGTATAAGGCACAACCAAATCATCTGCGGGTACAAATTTTGAAACAGCTCTACCCATAACTTCATCATAATAAACTTTTTTAAATGCAGAACCTGATAGTGGTAAATAAAATAACATTTGATCAAACTCAGCCTCATACTCTTTCATTTCAGACATGATTGTGTAATTCATAAAATCTTTTACACGTTGAGACTGTTGCTCTCTGTCTGGTGTTGGTAGTCCAATAATTTGAGTTCGTACAGGTCCACTTGCAGGTAATAATTCTTTATAAGCTAATGATTGAAATTGTGTAACTGCTTCTGCTAATACAGGGTGCGTTGCACCTGATGCACCTTTAAATGGTTCTGTTTTACTTTCGTATTTAAATCCTAGTAAATCTAATCCTGATGTGTAAGCTTTTTCCCAATCTCCTCTTGAAGATTTATAGTCTTGATAGTTTGCAGATAGTTCATGACCAATGGGTGATAAAATTTTTTCAGGTAATAGATCTGCTAAATTAGAAAAATGATTTTGACTTTGTTCTAGATTAACTTTTGATGGATCAAAATTTATATCAACGCTACCATCTTCATTAGCTTGAACATCAACAGGTGCTTGTGGGTCTTTTTGTGTTTTTTCTAGTTCTACTTGTATTTCCTCTGAGCTAGGTATATTGATAGTTTGCTCCACATTTGGAAGAGCCTTATCTACGTCTGCCATTATTTTTCTCCAATCGAACCACTTTAACCTTTTTATTTTTAATATTCAACCCCTGTGGGTTAGGTCCTCTTTTAGGTGGTGCCCCTTTTGTTAATTTTTTAACCATATTACCAATAATACTTATATTTTCTTGGAGGTCTTTTCTCTTCCTCATAGTCTTCAGGATGAGATATTAAACCTCCTTGTCTAAATCTCATAACAGCTTGAGTCATTGAGTCAACCAAATCATCATGATCTCCATACGGAAAAGCAGCACATTCTTCAATAACTTCTTGTGCAAACTTTTTATCTGTCGGAGCCCATATCATACCACTTTCAAATAATGGAGCAACTGAATTTACTCTGGTATGCTTATCGTTTCCTTTGGACGGGCTAAAATTTACTACAGGTATACCCATAGATCTAAGTTCATAAGTTAGAGGTAGACCAGATGCTTTAGCTTCAACTAACACAGTCTCTGGTTGCCAGTAATCGTATTGCTCTTTTGCAACTCTCCTTAACTCTGGAAACTCTAATCGATCTTTGATGGCATCTAGTAATATTAGATTATGTGGCATGTCCTCATTTTCCTGAAACACGCCCCATGTGGTAATGGCAGAATAGTCTGCCGTTTGTTTTTTCATAAAAGCTGTATCGTAAGATTGTATGACATGTTTTAGTGGAGGTAAGGTTTCTTTTTCCCAAGGTTTCCACCACTCACGTTTAATGATAGCCCCTTCCTCTGATGTTGGATTTTGCATCCATTGTGCATTCCATTTAGCAAGAGACAATGATGCTTTTACACCTTCTAATTCTTCTAACTTCCAATATTCAGGCCAAACAGGTTTACCAGATGGCATAACCGCAGGAAACTCTACAATATCCCATTGATCTGATTTTTCTTCTTTTTGTGAGTTGACTAACATTCCCGTTAAATCTTTTGTATTCCATCTTGTCATTACACAAACAATTCGTCCACCTGGTTGCAAACGTTGACGTGGACCTGATGTATACCACTCGTATGCTCGCTCAAGAGCTTGTTTGTTCATAGCATCTTGTTCCGAGTGAGGATCGTCAATGATTAATAAATCTGCACCCCTTCCTGTAATAGCACCCCCGACGCCTGATGCGAAATACTCGCCACCTTGTGCAGTCTCCCATCTACCTGCAGCCTTACTATCTTCCTGTAATCTTGTTTTAAAAATTTTTTGATAATCCTCTGAGTCGATTAAGTTTTTAGCTTTACGACCAAACCTTACGGCAAGCTCTCCGGTGTGGGTTGTTTGAATAATTTTGAGTTTAGGACTTCTCCCGATCATCCAAGCAGGCAACAGGGAACTGGCGAACTCGGACTTCGTATGTCTTGGTGGCATATTCACTATCAATCTTTTGACTTTGCCCTCTGCCATATCGTTAAATTTTTTTGCAATAATTTTATGATGATAACCCTCAATAAAATCAGGCCACATATGTTTCACGAAACTTAAGAAGTCGCTTTTTACTTTGTTTTCTTTCTTTTTTTCTTCTAGCTGCAAGTACATCTTCATAAAGTCTTTACGTACATCAGCGGGGAGTTTCTTTATCTTTTCTAGGTCAATATGCATTTTGAAAAATTTTTTGTAAAATTTTTTTACAATGTTGTTTTATTTGATTTTTATTGTATTTGCTATCGTTTTTCAAATCAATAATGATTTTGCAGCGTTTAAGCGTACAAAACTGGCAATATTGTACGACAACGTTGCGTCTATGAGTGGAAATAGGGAATCGGTTTTTAAGGATCTTTGGAATTTGGAAATCGTATTGGGACCTCTATCGAAGCCCCATGACTCCAGAAGCTAGTCTCTAGCAACTAACACCAAACACCAAGTAACCAGCAACAAGCGACAAGGATCTATCTCATTACAATATTATAAAAGGTAAGGGAGTTTATAGGACTTTTTTAAATCTCTTCGAATACTTTCAAACAATCTGCAAGTCCTTCGGCTAAAGGTTCAAGCTTCAAGCCTCTTGCAACTAGAGATTGAATCTGTTTCCCCTCATAAAGTTTCAGGCGACCTGAAGCGATTGACTTTATCAAGATAAAAGAATTCGAAGGATGTCTCAAATGAAAGCTTATTTGGTGTGGTGAGATACTCACTTTGTTATGCTTTGCTACTTTAAGTTCAACAGTAAAGAAACGCCCTTTTTTATTGTAGCCCAATAGATCTGGCGTTCCTTGAACGATTGAATTTTCTAATCTTGTCCATGATATTGAAGGTGTATTTTGTTTCAAATACTTCCACAAATTAGATTCATTTCTTGCCATAAATTTAGCGTATCAGTTGTGTTGTATTTATGCAACACAGCTGCAGTGTTGCATTTTTGCAACACTCAAAATAAATTAAAATAAATAATTATATGCTTGATTATCCCACATAATTTTAATAGGTTTAGTTATGAAAACGAATCAAGATAAACAACAGAAAGAGGGTAAGATGAACATACAAGAGATAGAAAGAATAGGAAACGAAGCACAAAAAAGAAACGACATAGAATTTAAAGAAAATAAGAAAAATATTAATTTTTCTTTAAAGGGTCGTAATAAGTATTTTTATGCCTATCAATGTGCTTTATTTATAAAGAATGTAAAACAATACGGCTTCGGTCATATTACGGTTGATATGATTGACAAGGACGGAGTTTGTTTTAATAAATATTCTATAAATAATGGTTATAATCAATATTGTAGAGACATGAAAAGATTTAACAGTAAGGAAGAAATGTTAGGTTTTATCATTGGATATAATCAAGCCATAGAAAATTATTAAAGACCGAAACGCCCCCTCTCCCTTTGGGGCGTACGTTGTTAATTACAACGCTGATGAGGTCAGAAACACGAATAGAAAGAGAGAAACAAGATGACAAAATACACGACTAAAATACAATACGTATCTTATAATGATCATGTTGAGGGTCAAAATAAGAAAGCAGACATTAAAAAAACTAAATTAGAGAATCAAGGTTATAATTTAATCTCTACTCAAAGTGGTTTGACGTCTAATTTGTTAGTTTATGAAAAACCTAAAAAACCTACAATGACTAAAAAAGATTGGAATAAATTGTCAAAAGCGTTAAATATTTAAAGACCGAAACGCCCCCTCTCCCTTTGGGGCGTCCGTTGTTAATTACAACGCTGATGAGGTCAAGTGACAAGAACACTCTTTAGAGTTTTCCGACTTGACCGAGTTAGAAACACGAACAGAAAGAGAGAAACAAGATGAGTAAAAAAGAAAATAAATCTCAAATAAATCAGTTAACTGATTTATATAATGTAAGAGACGAATGGAAAAATTTTTCAAAGTGGAAAAAATCTTTTCCAACTTGTGTTGCTTACTTTAGTGGTGGTAAATTATTCCACATTGGAGAACCAAAGAAAGGAGAAACAAGATGAGTAAAAAAGAAAATAAATCTCAAATAAATCAGTTAACTGATTTATATAATGAATGGGGGGAAAAGAATAATATCAAGGATCTTACAAGTGCAGACGAAGTGATATTAAGAGAGGAACTTTCTGACAATCAAAGAAAATGGTTGGAAGAATTTATCGAGTCTTGGGATATGGCTATGGAAGTAGATAGATACATTTATGTCCAAAATAAAAAGAAAGGAGAAACGAGATGAGAAAAAAAACACTAACAAATGATGAGTTCCTAAATATGATAGATGGGATATTACCAAAGAATGACAGAAGTAAGTTGATGGAGTGTTATCCCGAAGAAGAACAAGAAAAAACAGAAGAAAAAATAGAACAAAGAAAGGAGAAACGAGATGATTAGAGCTTTATATTTTGGACTTTGCTTTGCAACTGCGTTTTTAGGGTTGATTATAGCAATACATATAAACTTTTGGATAGGTGTAAGCATAATGACAATATTTATAGTGAAATTTATGCTTCAATTACCAAGCAACCAGGAGTTGTAATGAATAGTTATTGGATACTTAAAAACCATTATGAATGGTGCAAAAAAGAAGGTAGAGACATTTCCTGGTATAACAGGGAACAAGCAAAAAAAGATATGTTGAAAAATAGGATAAGTTGGGATAGTATCGAATCAAGAAAGGAACAAAATGAAAAAACTAAAGACTAAAGAAGCAATAAACATCCTAAACACCGCCGTAGATTATTATGATATGATGTACAGTTCAGGCGACAAAAAGCACGATGAAGAAGAAAAGAATAAAGCGTGGGACGCTCTTAATCATGTTGCGAGTGAACTCAATAAAAAGAAACAAAGTGACAAGGTGATAAGCTGGCAAGATAAGAGGATAAGAGAAATAAATAGGATATCAAAAGAAAAAAGATATCCTTCAAGTGACATAAATCCTTATTTTGATGAGGTGCAAGATATATATGTAAGTAAAGCAAACACTTATGAGGATTTTGTCATAGAGCAAAAAGAAAAGGCAAAAAAAAGAGAAAAAGAAAGTTTAATAAATAGAGAGAAATGGAGAAACTATGAAACCAAGTGAAGAAAATAAAGACTTTTTGTTTGAACTTACAAAAAGTCTTCAGAATACAAGTCGAAGTGCTAGTTTGTATGGTAGAGTGCTAGAGTTAGAGGATCTTAAATTACACATACAAACAAGAATTGATGAGTTAGAAAAACAAATAAAAGAAACTGACCCATTAAACAATAGAAAGGAGCAAAGATGAAGAACTATTATGTTGGAGTATCAGATATAACATTTTACTTAACAGATGAAAATGGAGATATTAAACAAGATAAAAAAGGCAATGAAATGACATATAGACTTAAAGATGGTATAAGATTCAAACCATTAGAATATATAGCTGATGGTTTAGAAGTTGATATGTTAGAAAAAGTAAAACAATAGAAAGGAGCAAAGATGAAGAATAAGAAAATAACAATCACGTTAAAAAACTGTCGTGATGATATTGCGAAAACTATCTTAATTGATACAAAGATGAATATGAGAAAGTATTGTAATGTTAATTCAGAGGAGTTTCGTAAGAAAAAAACAAGAATAGAGGTACAAGAGATAGGAAGGAGTGAAAATGCAAATAGATCATAGAAAAATGTACACAGAAAGATATGTAGAATGGAGAAAAAGAATGACTAAAAAAATGCAAATAGATCATAAAAAAGTAAATACATTAAAATCG